TTACAAAGGTAATTTTGTAACTTGTTTCTTCATCATATTCAAGTCGTTAGCTTCTGCTTCAAGTTTATCTTTGATAGACCTATTTAGAAGTTTTGCGACCATTTCAATCTCACCATCTACATTATCAGCATACATAATAATAGCTTCCATGTATGAAATCTTCTTATCTCTAACAAGTTCTTCTATGGTAGTATTAACATCTATACTCATTTGAACTCCTTAATCTTATCACAAATACCAAGTTTCTTTGATTCCTTTGCAGACAACCAAACATCAGTCGCAGGTAACAAATACTCCCTGATTTTCTTTTCAGACATACCAGTACATTTTTTGTAATGGTTCATCATCCTTTGTGAAGTTAGTTCAAATTCTTTTGATTGAGCCATAAGTTCATGCTCTTTACCCCATGCACCCCAACTCCATTGATGAGACATAATAGAAGTATTGGGAGTCAATAGTCTATGACCCTTAGCACCATTGATAAACATCATAAAACCTGCTGATGCGATTTGTCCCAACCCAACTGTATGAACGGGAAACGGACATCCATTCATAACATCAATTACAGCGAACGCAGCATTCAAGTCTCCGCCGGGAGAATTAATTATTATCTGCAAACATTTAGGTCTAGGCCTTTGGAAACTCTTAGTAAGAATAAAAGAAATAAGTTCTTTACAAGTTTCTTGACTTACTTCTTCCATGAAAAGGTATACACCTTTTTCTTCTGGAGTTGCGGGGCCCTTTTTTTCCTTTTCAGACATTTTATCCCCCATTGTTAAATGTTATTATCTAAAAGGATCAATGTAAAAAACATGATCCCCAATTTCAGCAACCTTCAACATATTACGATTCCAGTATGGGTCAACATCATTTCTATGATAATGAGTAGCACCATGTAGAAAATCATTAACTTCCCATCGTTCACCGAAGTTTTTAATATGTACTCCAGGCTGTTGTAACATTGCTCTTGCTATTACCTTTGAAACTTTCCATGCAATTCTATCTTTAGGTATATCAGATAGTCCATCACAAAACCATGAAAAGTGACATTTGTGTTTTACTACTTTTCCATTTTTGTAGTTGGCTTGTTTTACTACTTTACAAATAGAGTTTGGAAATCTTCTACTCTTCACTCTGTTTATAGTTACAAGCGCAACAGCAATCTGACCCTTAGTAGTTTGATCTCTAGCTTCATAATAAATATTCTTAGCCATGCAAGTAATTTCTTCATTAGAAACTTTCGTAAATCCACTAAGGATTAGAAGTGAAAATAATAGTATAAATGTTTTCATAATAAAAAAGAGGGATGGTTGCCCATCCCTCTTGGAGAATTAAAGACTAAACACCCCAATGGGAATTCAGTGCTTTACGACAAGCAAAGACAGTCTTTGCTCCACCATCAAGATCACAATCCTTGAAAGCAGTTTCGCCAGTAGCAGGTGAAGTGTAAATCTCTACCCAACGTGGCAGTCCAGTTACGTCTGCTTCAGCTTTGGTGAGTTTACGAGCATTCTTCATTCCTACTTTTGGTTGACCAACAATTGTGTTACGCATAAAATAAATCTCCTAAAAATTAAACATCAAATTAGTGATGAGTCATTCATCACTTTAGTATAACCATTATATCATAATGGTCTTGGTAATACAAGGAAGAATATTCCCTTGTTCTGGAGCGGGAGAAGGGGCTCGAACCCTCAACATCCTGCTTGGCAAGCAGGTACTCTACCATTGAGCTACTCCCGCATGGCTCTGGTATCAGGAATCGAACCTGACAACGGGTGATTAACAGTCACTTGGCACACCTTGCGCCCTTACCAGAATAATAAGAGGTAGTTTTTCTGTTGCTAGGAAAACTACCAAACCCCGCTACTTAGTCAAAGACTATGCAGCAATCGCAATATCGTAATCGTTTGCGTTTGTGATTTGATTGATGTTTTACAAGGCCAACAATCATCCTTGTGCTGTCCTACACATTTCCCTCATCCTGTCGAAACCTAGTCAGCCCCATATTGTTAACTTGAGGAGTCGCTGATCCTTCCGTTATCCGATTGGTTTCACAATCGTAGTCAGCATCTAAATATGGTGGAGCTGGCGGGAATCGAACCCGCGTCCAAAATGTTTCCATGTATAGGATTATACAGCAATTCTAATAATCTCTGCTATCTCATAAATTACAACACCAAGACATACAAGTGTTACTACAAATATAGAAACCTCTACCCATTTACTAGTCATTGAAAAATCCTTCCAAAGCTTGTTTAGGTTTAACTACTTGTTTAGGCTCAATTACTGGAAACTCTGCATAAAGTGTATCATTATTTATATAATGTTCAACTAATTCCTTTGATATAAAATGATAACCATGTTTATGCATAGGAATACAATCTGGATATGTTTTAGAAATCTCCATAAGGGTTGGATGTTTCATTCCCTCTGCGATTGCTTTTGCAGATGAAGCATTACCAACGAATAGTTTAGAACCTTTTATAATTTGTGCAGTTTCTAAAGCATCCTTTACTACAATCCGTTTTGGTTCAAACTTATACCTATCAACAAATAAATCGTATTCATTATCTAACCCGATAAAACCACAATCATAATCCTTACATAATGTATAATCAAAGTTTCTAAAATCATGTTCTTTAGAGCCTTGATTTTTCCAATCATGGTATCTATCTGTAATGTTAATAATAATATCTGCAACGTGTTTTGGTTCTATATTAGTAAGCCATGGTTTTTCATCAGACCAGATTAAAGTATCTCTATGGGTATCTAAGTCAATCTCTACATTCCCATAGGATAAATGCTCTGACTCCAATGACAACTTACTAATCTTTAATGGAAAATGATGAGCTCGGATACCAGCACATATCAAATGCATATACGTTAAGTTACCTCTAAGGTATAACTTATACAACGCCTGATAGTTACTGAAATCCAGCTCACAATCATTTCCGTTTGAGGAGTACTCAACCCTACCAATGTAGGGTTGAGCTTCTAGTAAAGGTTTGAGGTATTCGCATACCCCTTCCCTTTTGATTTTATAATACTTAGTTCCGCCTCTCAAATACACAGCAGGCAAACTATATATTATATCCCCAATCTTTGCTATGTGATACACTCCGTTTAGTGTCATATTAAGCAACTTCTTCAACAAGTTCTTCGTCAATCCCAATCAAAAGATCATCAAAAATGTTTTCACTCTTTGGATCATTCTTGGTGTATTTTTCTGGAATTATGACTTTCTTTTTCTTTTCATCATAATTCTTAGAATAAAATTCCTCAATCTCTTCAAAAGAAACAATAGAATACATTGGCCAAACACAATCAAGAGCTTTAACTTGCTGATATGCTCCACGAATATTTACCCAATCCATACCAGTTGGTTTACAACAATCAAAAATTTTGTTGTAGTATCTCCAAAAGTTACGATATGTATTGAAAAAAGAAGTAATAGGGTCACTTGCATTAGGACAACCCATGTGAATAATCAACTGATAGGTAGCACCTTTTTCAAAATAATCATAAGTTTCTCCACAATTATCCATAACAGATGTTACATGAGAAAATATTTTCTCTGGAACAGCTGCAAAAGTACCATACTTAGCAATTGGGGGAGAATCAACAAAATAGTTTTGACCATAAGTGATTTGTAATTGTTTAATGATTTTACCCTGTGTACCTTTACCTGATACACTAGCAACCCATTGTGTTCCAGTTGAACTATTAACAAGACCATTAACAACATTATTAACAGCTGCTGATTTAAGGTCAAGTTTTCCATTACTCATAAAAACAATCTTTTCTTTGATTAAATTACTAAGTTCAGTAATTTCTTCCTGTGAAGCATTTTCTTTGATATTAAAAGAACCATTCTTTTGCATACGTTCAAGACAATATTTAATTCCCTCAATATCATTAATACCAGCTTCATGTTCAAGATTATTCATTCGACAAGCAACTTGAATCAGATTATCTATACAAAAATACGGGTTTTTCTTGAAAATACTGACCATTCTATTTGTGAAGCCCTTATCAGATAAAAGACTATCCATAGTATTGCCATTAAACATATACTCAACTTGTCCATTAGAACCAAGTACAACCTGTATAGACCTCTCTCTTAAATCATAACCTTCTTTTTCAAGAGATTCATTTATCTTGGTGTGTTTAGGATTGGCTCCTGACCTATAGTTCTGAACCTTGAAATCACCTTGATTGGATGCTTTCAACTCTGAGGCATCCATCAGTTTTGTTTCAACAAAGTCCAAACCCATATCTTCAAAATCAGAAAAATATTCTGGATATGTTTCGGGGTTTCTAAACTTCTTATGCAGTTCTAAATCTTTTTCAGTAAACTCTCCAACTTCTTTTTTCACAAAGAAATTTAAAGCTTTGTTTACTGAATGTTGGTTAATACGGTTAATCTTAATCATAGTGTAAAACCTTTCTGTCGATTAATCGACATTTAAGTTTAAGTAAGACCTCTAAGCACTTATGTGAATAAAGGTCTTACTTTATTAATTTAACGGTTGCTTATGCAACACGCCTTACTGCAAGGTCGCCGTTAGCTCGTCGAGCAACGACAATCTCCCAACCCTGCTCTGCCAACTGTTTTGGTAAGGTTGGCACGTAGTATCTTGCATACCCTTTCGTCATCAACCAACGTGCCGGTACAACAAAACCCAACCCAACTTTGGTCATACTTACCCACGGATAGTCGGAACGACGCCGAGCGGAATCCTCTTCGGGCATCACTTCTACTTCAAACTTCATCTTCATTATGTTTCTCCTATAACATAGCCGATTAGTAATGAATATCAACATGATTGAAGATACCCAATAAAGAGACTGTGAGACACAACCTCTTGTCTATCGTGACTACCCGATAGTTCTTTCATTCATTTACTACAACCATTATATCATAATGATCTTGGTAATACAAGGAAAAAGTTTACTCAAGAAAACCCTCTAAGTTAGGAGTTGTATCCTTTGCAAATCTTCCTACTGCTTTAACCTGTTTTGCAACATTGCCTTTTGTAGCTAACCTGCCGTCACAATAAGCAACGCAACTAAACCTCTCACCCTCTCCATGTATCTCTGTTACACCATGTAACCTATTGCTATCTGCAATAACGACAGAGTTATCAGGTGCATCTATTGCCACCCTGTATTGAGGAAATGCAAGATAAGCACCTGTATACTCACCTTTCCTAAAACAACACATTGTAGTCAATCCTGCGTTCACATCACCACTATCTATGTGAGCTGACATTTTTGTACTCTGACCAGCATTGTATCGGTTAGCAGATAATGTTGTAAAGATTCCGCCACCTACCCGATACTTTGGTTCAATGAAAGATTCAACAAATGTTCTTTGATTCTCATAGATACTTGCATTTGCTTTCTTAAATGCATCTTCATTATACTTTGATATTTCTTGCAATGATTTCCATCTCTCAGGATTATCTTTAGTCCAGCCAGATGATTCTATTGTACCAGTAAACCTTCCTCTTTTAAATCCTATCATAACAGAATGAATTTCATTTGCATAAGCAATCAGTCCCCATTCACCATTTTTCATTTTAGTCTTATATGAATTAGGCGATCTTAGTTGATAGTTAATACCTTCAACTAAACCATTCTTTTCCATTTCTGTTTTATCAATAGGCCCACTACAATTTGCTCTCATGGTTGTAGTTTCTGTTATTGACATCAATGTATCTCTTACATTATCATTCGGATATGCATTTGTAATAACGTATGCCAACGGAACATCTGAACCATCAACAGAGTTTACAGGTTTCATTATAGCTGTATCTTCTGTTATAGTGAAAACTTCATCATAAGAATTTTCGTCTAGGAATTTACCATTCCATTTTGCATACGTTTCATCGTAACCGTAATCGGTTTTAGTTTTTATGTATTTCATAAAAAGAATTTATCTAAATTGTGAAGTTTAGGCATAGAAGGAACAACAACAGGTCTAAAAGTATTTGCAATAAATTTTTCTTCCCATATTGTATAATCATTCGGTACATCTAAAACTTGATTTCCTTCTGGAAGAATTTCTCCGTTATTATAAAGTTTATAGCCTAAATGATGATATCTATCTTTTGTTAATACATTCTTCTTCTTGGTTAGTTGTTTCAATGCTTCATTTTCATCTTTTGTAACAAGAATAGTTTTTCTACAAATTTTAAAAAACTCAAAAAACTTTTTAAAATCTCTCAAATATTCTGGTGTATCAAACAAAAATTTACCACAAGTTTGAGGTGCCATAAAATGATCGTCTGTTAAATTCCTATGTTTATATTGATTCAGAGGTACATGACCTAACGACAAGGTAGACAATCCTGTTCTATCAGGGCCAGTATCAAAAACTAGATGATAAAATCCACTTCTTGAAAGGGCCCTTTCAATATCTATTGTTAAATCAGCATCCCATAAGTAAATATTAGCTCTTATATTATTAAAAGCTATTCTCGCATATACTTCATTTTTATCCATTGTATTTTTCATTATAGACCTTTATTACTTTTTCATAAATGCTATCAGCAAGATACTTCATACATAAAGGTGCAACCATCAATCCAATCCTTGCTTGTTTCTCATCTATTGTTCCTGTAAGTTTATAATCCTCTGGCAAACTCATAATACGTTTAGCCTCGGTTGGTGTATACACCCGATATTCATCGGGATGCATATGATTCCCACCCATGAACTTTGGTTGTAATCCTTGTTCAGTCAATGAATGTGCAGCTTGATCCCAAGGTACAATCCTTGACATATAGTAAGAATGTTTTTCATCTTCGGGTTTAATAACACCTCTTGCAACTTGTTCTTTGAACCATGGGCCAACTACATTATCACCAATAGACAATACCTTTCCATTGTAGTCAACACCTTTCAATCCTTTACATGGGCCAGAGTTAGGATAATCAGGGTGAGTATCAAACCCATATATCCATTTACCCTTAGAACTATTCTTCATCAACTCTGTAAGTTCTAATGCTTCTTCTTTATTCTTAGGGTCATCTTGTAAATCTTCTATAGCATCTCTAACAGTTGGCTCATGAGTTTCTGGGGATGGAAAAAGAGTACTCATTGTCATAAAGTTTAATCCAACATCTTTTACAACGTCATCCCTAACAGATACCATAAAAACTCTTTCACGTTTCTGCGGTACACCATAGTCATGTCCACGCAATACTTTATAAGTTGTATGATATCCAAGTGCCTCAGTATCCTTAATCATTCTTTGAAAATGGTCAGCTGCATATTCCATTGTAAGACCTTTGACATTCTCACAAACAATAACCTTTGGCATTGTTTCCTTAGCAATACGAATAACTTCCCAAGTCAAGTCCTCAATGTTTTTTTGTTTCTTACCATAAGCAACTTTCTCTTTATTCCAACCTTTTCGTTTTGAACCTGACATAGAGAATGGAGGGCAGGGTGGGCTTGCATCAAGTAAATCCAACTCACCCTTTTCAAATCCTGCCAACTCCATTATCTGCTGTCCTGTAACATTTTTGATATCATCACAAATATGAGGAGTGTTAGGCCAATTCTCCATATAGGTATCTACTGCAACCTGCTGGAATTCATTCATAAACAAACAATTTCCACCAGCCAGTTTATAACCAGATGAAGAACCACCACCACCAGCGAAGAATGTGATATAGTTAAACTTCTTCTTATCAGATTCTTTCTTCATATCATCTAATGTATATCGAAAATATCTCACGCTACTTTTTGTCCTTTCAGTTCTTCAAGTTTTGCATAGAGTGCTTCAATAGTTCCATCGTTCTGTAAAACAATATCTACATCAGAACCTTCTAAACCATTCTCACTTAAATGGCCACCACCCTCAAAGATACCTCTTGTATCACTATGAAGAAATACAACAAGCCCACCTTGACTTCTAATCCAGAATGCTTCATTAGAAAAACGTACATCAGTAACAACAACTGAACGCTCAGGATTTTTTTTCACAAACATATCAGCACCCTTCACCCATACATTAACATCAATGTTACGAGCAATATCAGTTCCTACCCGTTGATATAAATCTCTCGGTGACATACCCCAAGGCTCTGCAGCCCTTTCTTTGTCTTTGATTTGCTCATCTGTAAGTCCAAACATTATCTTTGTTGCGTCCTTCAAAGGTTGTGCAAAAGAATAACGTAAAAAGTTATAGTTATCTACTAAGTATGCACCAGCAGTATCTTTACCACTTCTTGCCTTACCAGCAAATCCAATCAGTCTTGGAAAAGGTTTATTCAT